AGAAGAGGTATTACTGACTTTAAACTAGTATGCGATGAAACTAATAACACCGCAGAAATAATTGATACTAATCAATTTATAGCAAATATCTTCATTAAGCCCGCAAGATCAATCAACTTCATTACTCTTAATTTTGTAGCTGTTCGATCTGGCGTTTCTTTTGAAGAAGTCGTCGGCGCAGTATAATAGGGGTACATAAAAATGGCAATTTTAGGCGTAAATGATTTTAAATCAAAACTTAGAGGTGGTGGGGCACGTCCTAACCTCTTCCAAGTAATATTAAGTTTCCCTGCTTATGTGGCTGGGGATGTTGAACTCGCATCATTCATGATTAAAGCAGCTCAAATGCCGGCTTCTGTTATGGGAACTATTCCTGTAGCATATAGAGGGCGTCAGTTGCAAATGGCTGGTGATAGAACTTTTGAACCTTGGGCAGTTACTGTTATCAATGATACTGATTTTAATATCAGAAGATCAATGGAACAGTGGATGAATGGTATTAACCAACACCAAGCAAATACTGGTATCACTAATCCAGATGATTACCAAGTTGATGCAGCTGTACAGCAGTTAGATAAAGATGGTTCTGTTCTCTATGAATATAGATTCAGAGGTATCTTCCCAACTGCTATTAGTGCAATTGATGTATCATATGAAAATGTGGATACAATTGAAGAGTTCGGCGTAGAATTTCAGATTCAGTATTGGGAGTCAATCGCTCCTGATGGATTTGTAACTTCTTAAAAGTTGAATAAATATAATTTGGTTAGGGGAGTTATTCCCCTAACCTTTATATAGTTAAAGGATAGTTATGGCAGATAATTCACTTAAACTCTTTGGATTTGAAATCAAAAGAGCCAATTCATCTGAAAAAGCCCAGCAGAAGATTAAATCAGTTGTACCAAAAGCTGATGACGATGGTGCTGGTTACATTACTGCATCTGGTAGTCACTTTGGCCAATACTTAGATATTGATGGGAGTGCTGCAAAAGATAACTATCAGATGATAAGAAAATATCGTGGTGTATCACTACATCCCGAAGTTGACAATGCTATCGAAGATATTGTTAATGAAGCTATTGTAGGAAGTGATGATACTGATCCTATTAGTTTGACACTTGAGGATGTTGATTTTCCAGAAAATATTAAAAAACAAGTACAAGAAGAATTTACTAATATTTTAGGTATGTTAAACTTTGAAGAAAACGGGCACGATATATTCAGAAGATGGTATGTTGATGGTAGAATATATCATCATCTGGTAGTTGACGAAAAGAACGAAAAAGCTGGTATTCAAGATATTCGTTTTATTGATGCTATGAAGATCCGTAAAATGAAAGAGGTAAAGAAGAAAAAAGATCCTCTTACTAATGCTGACATTATAGATAGTGTAAACGAATACTATGTGTATCAAGAAAAACCGGGTCAACAGAAAGACGCAGTTAAGTTTACCCTTGATTCGATTAGTTATGTTACATCCGGTTTACTTGATGAAACTCGAAAAAAAGTAGTATCTCATTTACATAAATCAATTAAACCAATTAACCAATTAAGAATGATGGAAGACTCGCTTGTTATCTATAGACTTGCTAGAGCACCAGAACGTAGAATTTTTTATATTGATGTAGGTAATTTACCAAAAGGTAAAGCCGAAGAATACATGAAAAATATTATGACAAAGTATCGTAATAAATTAGTATATGACGCTCAGAACGGAGAGTTAAGAGATGATCGTAAACATATGTCTATGTTGGAAGATTTTTGGTTACCTCGTAGAGAAGGTGGTAGAGGTACTGAAATCTCTACTCTACCAGGAGGAGAAAATCTTGGACAGATAGATGATATTGTTTATTTCCAAAAACGTGTTTATCGTGCACTAAATGTTCCTATTAGTAGATTAGAACAAGAAGCACAATTTTCTCTTGGTAGATCAAATGAAATTTCCAGAGATGAAGTTAAGTTTCAAAAGTTTATTGATAGACTCCGTAAAAAATTTAGTCATCTATTTTTAAATATTCTAAAGAAACAGCTTATCTTAAAAAAGATTATTACCGATTCAGACTGGGATAATCATAAAATGCATTTTAAGATTGATTATGCTAGGGATAATTATTTTGCTGAATCTAAGGAAAGTGAAATATTAAAAGAGCGTATTCAAACTCTTGATATGATGCAACAGTATGTTGGAGAATACTACACTAAAGATTGGGTTATGAGAAATGTTCTAAAGTTTTCTGAAGAAGATATGAAAAACATGGAACAAGATGTAGATGACGAAAATAAAGAAAAAGCGGATGAGATAGATAATATTGAATCTGATAACGAATAGCTCGAAGTTTAAATAATGTATGATTTAGTTTCCTATATCACGAACAAAGGGCAAAGTGGGACAATAGATCCTTCTAGTTCACCTGGCATAATTGCTAGAACAATCGACTATGATACTGTTTGGATTGAGTTTTCTGTAGATTTAGAAACACCACCTAATCCAGATTATATACGTGGTTGGTTCTTTACTGATGAAACCTTACCTGGCTATAGTTTTTTTCCCAATTCATCAGCTATAGAAACTGGCACAAATCCGCCAGATAAAAAATTATATACATCTAATGTCCCAGTTAGACTATATCTTGATGAAAATACAATTCTTGATCCTCAAGGGAATAGAGTATTAGATTTTAGATTAAGTACTGCAGTTGCTCAGTCCGAAAGCGCTTTAAAGAATGGCCAATGGATAGAAAGTACATCAGCTGATATTATATTTACCATATATGCAAATGGAAATCCTGCACAAGTATTTTTAGATGTGTTACCAGTAGACGAATTTGAATCTGATTTTGGCGCGCCAACAAGCAGTCTTACTATAGATTCTGCATATATTAACGGAATGAGAGTTGATTCGGCTCATATTAGACATTTAGCATATGTTAATCTTATAGAGGGTGATTCTGCACAATTTGAACATATTACTACAAATACTTTAGCAGCTAACACACTTATCACTGACTTAGAAATTAATGGGCAGAAAATATATGGTGTTGGATCAGCACTTAATGGTAATACATTAGACTTAGATTATGACGAGCCAACTGATAGAGACAATAGTGTAGCACTTACTTCATTACAATCTATACATAATTTTTTAGATGTTAATAATAGTGAAACAGGAAATTATTGGGCTCTATATAACAATTTAAATGCATATACAGATAATATTAATAAAAATAATGCTATCTTTAGTATTGATGAAACTGGCGCTGTTATAGCAAAATCTCTTGAAGTTAATCAGTATATTTTGGATAGTGGCGGACTAAAATGGTCTAAAGATAGTAATGTAAAAATATATTATGATAGTGATGTTCAAGCTTGGAGAATAGAACCAGATTTATTTGGTTATGCAGACTCAGTAACCCCCGGATCCGATTCAGACTTATCTTTATCTTCGAATAATTTGCTTTTAAATCTTTCTGGAAAGAATGGTCAATTTTTATCTTATGGAGCGGCATCTGAAGCATATTATTTAGATTATGCACTTAAAACTGGTAGATTTATATTTGATGATGATCAGCTAAATGCAGAAAAAGAATTTATCCCTGATACTCAACTTGAGTCTATGGATTCTCAAGGTAAGTACAAATACTATGATCAGTTTAGTAATTTTTCTCACTATAATATAAGAGAATTTGATAGTGATCCTGTTGAAGATTTTACATTTCCTTTTAATGATTCAGATGCTCAAGTATTAAGATACGACGAAACCACTAATAGCATTTATAGTGATTTTGCACCTAGAACATTTGCTGGTTTTATATCACCTAAAAGATATAATTCATATAATGTTAGAGCAACCTTTAGTTCTACCACAGCTACAGATTTTCCAATATTTCTAGTAATAGCACAGTTAACCATAAGAGGTAGAGAATATACTATTAGTGCTTTTAGGAGACCAAAAGGAATTCTTCAAGAACATGGTGATTATTTAGAACTTAACCATATTAATGTAAATCCTCCTTCATGGGGCTTAGTTTATAACTATGGTCAATCAGATGAATATTACTTTGATTTTGATTGGGTAACAAGAGGAATGGCACCAGCACCAGTTACACCAACATTTGATGGGCAATCTACTAGTGATTGGGTTTCTGCTGGCCAGACAACTGTATGGGGATTTAAAGATAATAATATAATATATGTTGCAACAAATCAATTTGGTTCTACAAATATAGAAAATCCAGAATTAAAAACTGGAATTTTATTAAATATAGAAGAAGAAATAGCAGCGGGCAGTACATTTTTAGAGCCGTTTCTAAATGCAGAAACATCTTATGGATTTGGTACGCAAAAGCAGACTGATGCTATTATAACAAATATTTTATTTACAACCGAAGATAATGATAAGAATATATTTGATTTAAAAAATGATTTAATTTATACCTTTGTTTCGGATAGAGAAAAAGATGAATTTGGCGTTGATTCACCTGGTTATTATGTTTTTGATAGTAATATTGGTGTTGATCAAATAATGAATACCGGTAGACTATTTTATAATGATAGATCAAAAACATTATATTGGAAAGACCCAGATAATTCATATCAGCTTATAAAAGAAGTTGACTTAAGTGGCTTACCTCAAAGTTCTGCATATATAGAAATGAGAGGAACCGGATTAAATAATAATTCTCCAGCATATCTTTATATTGATAATGAAACAGAGTACTTTGAGTTTAATCAAAATCCTATTTTATTAAAAGGATACCATGGTCACGGTAGGGGATTAAATCTTACTACATTTGATACTGTCGGCACAAAACTTTCTTCTACTACATTTGATACACACGGATCAGAGTCAAATTCCACTTTACTTTCTAATGCAATTAATAATATGACTAATGGTCATATTGGTGCAATAACATCATATGATGCTTGGATAGCAAATGTAAATGATACTCTCAGAACTACTGCCTTTGATCAAGGGCTAATGAAACTCTATAATGCTCCAACAAGCCCTATTAGAAACCCGTATGCTGCAGTATTTCAGAAAACTGGTACTAATGGAACTGTAAAAGCACATGAAATAAGTAGTGATGATTCTTCAGCTTCTCCCTATGCAGATTTAACATTTAGTATTACCAGAGGTACATTTCATACCTATGGTCCAGAACAACCAAACTCTTTATCGGCTTGGAACGGTAAAAGAGAGGCTTGGATAGATGAAAACCACAATACTAAAATTAATAATACTCTTATGCTCACAGAAGGCAGATATAAGGGGCTTGCATTTGATGGAACATCTTTTACTGCTAGCGGAATTAATGAAGACAGTGCTAGAATTTATCTTGTATCCGAAGAGGATTCCCAGAGAACAATGGTTCTTAAAGTTGGAGATAACCTTAACGATAAGATAGCATTTGAAGTTCCTGATGTAGATGGTGTACTACAAAATGGATTTATAAACTTCCATAGAGGAAATTTACATATAGTATTTGATCAAACACCTCAACTTGGTGGTGATTTAGATGTACAACAGTTTAGAATGTATAGAGACTCCTTAGAGCATGAATTAATTGATCTTGGTTATACTTTAGGTAAAGGTAGTAATAGTATAGCGACTGCTTCACGTCAAAGTATATTTAATTTCTTAGATAGAAATAATAATGAAACTGATAATTTCTTCGGTATATTTTCAAATAAAAATCCTATAATAGAAGCAACAACAAAGGATGATGCAGTATTTTCTGTTGAAGAAGACGGTACTGTAAATATGAATCTTGAGTCAAATGGTGCATTTAACTTTAATCATCCAGGTGGAACACCAGTAACAGAAATAGGTGAAGGTACCGGTAGGCAAGTGGGTTTAACCACTGATGATGTTCCAGAAGGACCATCAGGATTAAATTTATATTTTGATTCTGCTAGAATGTTTATAGCTTTAAAGCATGAAAATACTAATAGTAATACAGTTTATGATGCTGCCGGTGGTGGTATAGGTAATATTAATGTTAATCAGGCAACCAAAACACTTGAATTTGAAGGTATTACTAATACAGATGGGTTGCCAGAAGGGGCCACTAATCTTTACTTTACTGATGAGCGGGCTCAAGATGCCGTTGGTAATATTATGTCTGGTGATGACGATATATTAGTCACTTATACCGATAATGGTGGTGCAGCTGGTACTATAGAAATAACATCAACACTTACACAAGGATCTGTATTCGGATTACAAACTAAGTATGAATTGGAAGGTGGTGGAACAGCATCTAATAATGGCCAAATAAAATTAAATATTGATTCTAATGGAATTTCAAGAACTGAAACTATTACAGTTACTGGGCTTAATGGAATTAATATTGATGGTTCTGGTACAAACTCATTAGTAGTTGATGCAGGTTCCTTAGTTAAAACTTATTCAGTATCAAGCGGTGATGTAACGGGCGGATCTAAGTTAATTCTTACAGAAACTGATGTTGATAATAATACTGTAGATGATCAAGTTAGTTTTTTAGGTGCCGATGGTATTTCAGTATCTCAAGCTTCAGATGAAATAACAATATCTGGAATTGATCTTCAAGCCGTAAGTACTATTACAGCAAACCAAACAGGTGGTAATAGTTTTATAACTTTAAATGATTCTAGCCCTGTTGCGGGACTTACTACAACTAATTTAGGTGTTACTGGAGCAAACGGTATTGAAATTAGTGTTGATAGTAATGGCGCAGGTAATGCTACTTTGGATATTAGTGCAGCCGCCCTTCAAATTACTTCCACTTTACAAGCTAATGCATCTGCTGCAGGGGTTGATACTAGAATTACTTTTACCGAAACAGATGCAGCTGCAAATTCTACAGAACAGTTTATAGAATTTGTTGGTACTGGTGGTATTACAGTTTCATCTATAGCACCAGCTGGGGTTCATGATGGAATAATAACAATTAGTGCAGATAGTATGCACCACCCAAATACTACATATATTGCAGAGTTTGCCGATCCACCTGGTGTTACAGAGAATGAAGTTGATTTTAAATTAATACACCAAGGTCCAGATAGCGGTGAAGATACAACGTTAAAAATTATATCAAATAATGGTATTTTAGTAGCTGAATCAAATGGTGAATTACATATTGGTTCAATAGTTCAGATTGAACAGATTAATAACGAGACAATAGATTTTGAAACAAATGCAGATGCCGGTATCTCTTTTGGATCTACAACACAATTTACAGTTAATAGTTCTACATCAGAAACTATACAAATTAATCATGGGAGTACAGGTTCTGGAACAGCTGTAACTACGTCAAATAGTGGTCAAACTGTTATACAGAATATAAATCTTGATAAATTTGGTCACGTACAATCCGTTACTAATGGTACTGTAGCAGGTCAGTATTTAATGAGTGCTACAGTTAGTAATGAAGCAGTTATTCGCTTAGATACTCAAGCAAATGGACAAAGTGGTAGCGCCGAAGATGTTATAATTGAGGGTAGTGGACAAACCACAGTAACAGCAGATGCCGGTGGTACTAAAATAACTATATCAACTCCAAGCGTTGTTGGTGCTTTTAATAATTTAACAGATGTAGATACAACAGGTACTTCAAATAGTGATGAAGGTCATGATGCAGAAAACGGTACTACTTATCATATAGGTCACGTTCCTATGTGGGATGGTACTAATTTCACTACTCGAAAAATAAATTTTAATGCACACGATATTACAGATGTCGATATAAGTGGTCAAGCTTCTGAAGAAGTTTTAGCTTGGGTTGGACCAAATTACCCTACCGCTGGAGGTGCAAATGCTTGGAGAAATACAGCATTAAGTGATTTACTTGATATACCATCTAGTATAGACGATCTATCTGATGTCGATATTAGTACAACGGCACCAACAAATGATCAAGCATTAGTGTGGGATGGCACAAACTTTGTACCTGGTGATGTTGCAGCAGATGTAGCTATGAATGATCTTACAGATGTTAGTACAGCAGGCATATCTGATGGTCAAGCTATAATTTATCAAGCATCAACTTCTAGCTTTATTGCAGGAGATGCAGGAGAAGTATATACTGCAGGTACAAATATATCAATAGATGCTAATAATGAAATATCTGCAACTGATACTACATATTCAGCTGGTCAAGGTATTGGTTTAAGTGGTACTTCATTTAGCGTTGCTGCTGGTAGTGGATTAACACAAGAAGCTAATGGTTTAGCAATGTCCGGGGCTTACACTGGTAATTTTACACTTACTGGTGACTTTACTGCGACAGGAGATATTACTGCATTTGGAACATCTGATAAAAGATTAAAGACTAATATTTCCGTAATTGATAATGCTTTAGATAAGATAAATAAAATTTCTGGATATACATTTAATTGGAATGAATTAGCTGAAGATAAAGATCAAACTCTCAGAGAGGCTGGAGTCTTAGCTCAAGAAGTTGAAGAAGTGTTACCAGAAGTTACTACAACAAGAGAAGATGGATATAAAGCTGTTAGATATGAAAAATTGGTTCCATTATTAATTGAAGCAATTAAAGAACTTTCCGAAAAAGTTGAAAGACTTGAAAGGGAAAAATAATGCCATTTGTACCAAGCACCGGAGCCATATCATTTAATAATAACATAGAATATGTATTTGAAGATCAGACCACTCCTGCAATGAGTTTATCAGAATACTATAGAAACGGCACTAATGTTCAAACAGCTATATCCGCAACTAATGTTATAGCTAGTTCTGTAGTTACATCTGGAATCCCTACAAGCGGTCAAATTAGTTTTAGCGATTTTAGAAATCAAGGATTTAATACTATACCGGTATCGGCAATATTTGATAGAAGTAATGTTACACTTGGTTCAAATGTTACTTTTACTGTACCAGCCAACGTCTATCAAATATCTGCTGTTTGTGTAGGCGCCGGTGGAGGCGGAGGAGGTAATTCATCTACTTCAGCCACTGCAGCATCTGCCGGCGGTGGGGGCGGTTGCGTCTATGGTAATATTTCAGTATCTCCAGGTGATACTTTTACTATAGTGGTTGGTGCGGGTGGTGCTGGTGGAACAAGCTCTGGAGCAAATGGATCTGATGGTGGGGATACTTATATTCTTAACTCGAGTGGTTCTACAAGACTAATTGCATATGGTGGCGAAGGTGGGTTGACTGATACAGCAAATGACACTGCAGGTGGTGCCGGTGGTATGAGTGGCGGCTTTGATAAAACGGGCGGAGGTACTGGTGGCCGCGGCGGTTCTAGTTCAACATCTACCCCACATAAATCTCCAGGTGGTGGTGGTGCAGGTGGTTATCAGAGTTCTGGTGGTCGTGGTTGGCACGCAGATGGATCCCCGGCGGCTGGTGCTGGATACGCAGGTGGTGGTGGGGGTGGCTCAAGAACACAGTCAAGTTCTTCAAACAATGGGTTTCCAGAAGATTTTCAAGCTGGTGGCGCTACTGGAATATACGGTATGGGTGATGGTGGGGGAGCATTCGTCAGCTCACCGCTTGGTGTACATGTGCAATACTCAAGACACGGAAGCAATTGGATTAGTGGCATTGCTTTCTTTGCTGGTCCGTTAGGACCATCAAGCGGTGCAGGTTCGATAACTCCACCAACTTCTGGTTCAGCTAATCATCCATCATTTAGTGGTCAAGCTGCTTCACCTGGCGGTGGTGGTGCTGGTATTATTCAAAGTAAAATTGGTCATGGACAAAAAGGCGGTGATGGGGCTGTAAGAATTGTTTGGGGCAATCAAAGTAATGGAGCAACAAGGCAATATCCCGATTATGATGATGTATTGGGAGATTAAAAGTCAAAAACTTAATTTATATAAATAATCTAAAATATGGAGAATAATTATGGATGATGAATTAAATAATGTTACAGATGTTTCAGACGAAAACATCGAAAGTCTTGAAGATATTGATACAGTAGATACATCTGCTGAAGAAGATACAAGTGATGAACCAGAAGTGGAACTTGATCCAATTGAAGCGATGATATCGTCTATTGAGGATAAAGATTTTGTAAATTCTTCAAATATTTTTAATGATTTAGTTGCTAATAAACTATCAGATGCTATTGATAATAAAAGAATTGAATTAGCTAATAGATTATAT